AAAGCGTCAAGTTGAAGAAATAGTCATATCCAATGGTGACTGCATCTGGGTCAACTCGGGCAATAGGTCCATCTGTAGATGCAGACACGACTATCTGCCCGGTTAAATCAGTATGTTTAGACATTGACACAGAAATAGTAGTGCCAATGCCACTGAATACTTGGCTCATTTCAAGTGATAGTCCGGCCTGCTGTGTTGAACCGTTGAAGTCAAACCACTTGCGAAAATCATCCAAAACTTCTGCTTCTGACAGAGGCTGTGGTGTAAATGGGTCATACCGCCATGCACCAATGCGGCTTCCTGCTGTAATACCACGCTCAGCAAAAGTGCCTAGTTCAAGCACGTAGATGTTGCCAAAAAGCAGCAATTTAGAATTATAGGACCCGGTGAAAGATGGATGACCGCCAGCAGTCGTTCCAGTCTGTGACCAGGCAATTGGTCTGATGAACCAGATGCGGTCACGCTGGAAGATTTCTACAAGAGCAACTTCACCAGATGCCTTATCATCGCCCGTTAAGTCAGCATTAAGTGCCTCAGTTGCAGCGAGGGCGTTATATTCAGAGGGAGGAACACTTGACTTAACCCATTCATAGACGTCAATAGATGCGTAGTCTGCAAGAGCACCCCATCTACTGAGTCGTTCTGCTAGATTGGAAAAGATAGACGGATCATAGTAAGGCACATACGCTAAACGACGCGTGTCAAACCACACACGACCAACTTCTTTCTCGCCCCATGGGCGTAGTGGGTCGTACGTTACGTTGCCAGTTACTACTGTGGCCTGATTATAGCGAGCAGGATTGCGTGTACCAATCGTGTTGATGTTTTCAAGCGCCAGTGGTGTGTGATAATTTGCTGCAGGATGCCAGTAGGGAATATCCTCTACTGACTGGTCATCAGCATAGTTGATCAATTTAATTGGGCTGTAACGATCAGGGGCAGCTGACCATCCAATCACCGTGATAGTACCAACTCCGGTTGCCTTCACTGCAGTTTGGTTCAATACTATGGCAGGACCACTTATTACTAGCAAGTCAGCGACAAATGGCAGCATAATACCCTGTGAGATGTCATCAGCAGGTGTAATAACTCGTGTGAAGGTACCTACTTGTTCTGCCTTGAAGAAAGCGTCTTGGTCAAGGTCTTCAATGCTAAACCACCGTGTTTCATCAAACCGACTAATTTGTTGGAAGTTAGTCAACTCAAGTCCTGGAAGTGCATCAAACTGCAGTTGAGTTACTTGCTGGAAGCAGTCCTCAACTCGTAGACGTAATTCAGGAAATTTCTTTTGACGAGCATCGCCATACTCAGCCAACTTATAGGCCCAGTATTCATCTATGAATACCTGCTTAAAGCGGTTGTTGTTTAGATACGCATCAATAGAAAGGTTAGTGCCCTTGCTGTGAATTAGCCCACGCCAGAAGTTGAATTGCGTCTTATGTGTTGTTTCAAGTGGGTCAAGATATTTGCCAGTTGTTCTTTGACTGTATCCTAACAGCGCAGTTGCGTGTCTGCTGCTTAGCGCGTTTTCGAAGGCATATAGCGGGTCATACAGACGTTCCAGTTCATCCGTAGATGCCTGCAGGTTAAGACGCGCCCTATTACCAGCAATGTAGTATCCACCCATCTCTGGCCTAAAGTTGCGAATACCTTGCTGACGCCCATTGAAGCGGTAAGTTACTACGCGACTGCCAGTGAATGGCTCGTATAGTTGACCAAAATTTGACGCTTCATCGATAAAGTTCTTGAAGATGAATAGGTGTTCATACTCAGAAGTTTGAGCGTGAACTGAATGCATAGGCGCAGTTGCGCTAATGCGAGATAGAGTAGATCCCCGGATAACAGTGATGTCACGCACTGGCATTTTTACACCAGCAAGGTCAAAAACTCCTGGGTCACCAGTAATGTCAAAGAGCGCGCTATCGCTAAATGCTGACAAGAGCCCCTTAGGATGATGCACCCACACTTCATCCATGAATGGATTCACGATGTTTGCAGCGCCAATGTCAGACGCTTTATAAGTGGCGCGTATAGTCTTTTCTATCTCTAACTGCCAGTCTATGTGTCTGCCCGTTTCTTCATCAACTTTGAATTCATGGCCATTGTTAAGTCTCCAGCCAATATCAATGGCATACTTAGAATATCCAAACAAGAAAGTCACTACATTCTGAAGACCCACTATTGTAATAGGTAGGTTTACGGTGAAAGCATCTACTACATTAGTAGGCTGCATCCAGACAAGCGCTGTGTCGCTTTTATCTAACACGTTGAAGGTCATCACACCCTGAGTGATAGCGACCCAGTCTGTACCATTGAACTCATATAGAGAACCTAAGTCATGCCTAAAGAAGCGGTCACCAGTCACTGCTATCAACGGGAATGCCATACCAGCAGGTGGTGCATCAAGTTCATAGTAAGAAATCTGCGTCATCCGTGGGTTATATCCCTCAATACGGTAGACCCAGTCGGATGCATCTGGCGCGCTACCTAGTTGAACTACTACTACACGCAGCGCATGCAGCCAAATATCAGATGCAAAGTCATTGCGCTTGAGTATAAGTTCATACGAGGCTGTGCTTAGTGAATCATTTTCAGTTGCGATTAATAGGTCATCTGTAGCAACCATGCCGCCTGCTCGATAGCCCATTCTGGCTTCCCAGCCCTTGAATGCTAGTTGTGCGTAACTCCCACCGCTATTTGCAGAAATTTCTCTTAGCGCATTCGTGAATGTCTGGCCGAGACCATGGATGCGGTGATAGGTCGCTGGAATAAACTGTACTACTAAGTTAACGCCTCCTGGCAGGCATGTAATGCGGAATGCATCTCCTAATTTGAAGGGTACCCCATTGTCTTCAATGTGGAGGTTGTTAAGAGTGGTTGCGCCAGCAACAACAGTTGTTGTTATTCCCTCCACCACGACAGCAAGCAACTGCGAAGTTGCAGTATCGCGCACGCTGAAACTTTGACGCCTCGCTGTATCATACGCGTCATAGCGCAGCGTCAAGTCGCATCCTGCAGGTGATGAGATGCTTGACAGAATAAGTTGTCCATTCGTAGTAGGCGTAATTGCATCACCATGCAGGTGGAAGCGCAGGTGTCCTGGAATGGACATATCGTAACCATCATAGAGCACACCATTTACTTCTACCCAATTAAAGCCCCATGCAAAACCAAGTAGGGCAAGTGGGTCATATCTTGCAAGTGCTTTCACCAATGCATAGGGGTATTCAACAGACCGGACCCATGCTTCCTCTACTGGTGACCCTTCACCAAATTCATATGGAAGCGTGATACCAGTCGGCAGAGTTGTAGTCAGCGCATATGGAGCAGTTGCAAGGGTGTTGCTTACATATGGTGGTAGTAGGGCACCATTAAAAGGACTGACACTTAGTCGCAGTGAAGGATAAAGAGTCTGTAAATCAGACCACATTTGGAACGTCCAACTGCGCACCTGACTGAATTCAACCGGGTCAACGTTGACCAGATTGACAGTCGCTGTTAGTGCCCAAGTTGTTGATGCCCACTGTTCCCCCTGCATTACAGTAACATAGGTTTTGAATACGAGAGGAGTTGCTGCCCGTGTCCATGACCCAAGTCCAACTATCCAAATACCATTATTTGCTGAAGCTGCTTGGTTCTGAAGTAGGACCCTATCACCAGTGGCGAGTGCAACGCCATCAACAACTGGCAGTCCAGACAATGGAGAAATAGAGAAGGTTGTATCTACTGCTCTTACCTCGCCGCCGTAAATGAAAGTGCCATCAAGCTGAGAAGCAAATGGTGTGTATGATGCTTGCTGGATTGGGGTTAGACTTGACCACCAAGCAGTATAGGTTGGGAACCCAAACAATTTCCATGGTTCAATATCAGGGCGTTCAGTAGGAATGACTCCTACTACTGTCTGCTGATGCGCAATAAGCGCTTTGTGCCAACGCGCTGGGACAGATGGCGTGCTAAGTGGCGCAAATGATGATACTAATGACTGTGAGTAGTTCCATGTAAATGCGTTGAAGGCATCATAGTCAGTGGCAAGTGGGTCAAGCCCATTAAGAGCAGCAAAGTTTGATAGTTCTCTCTGCAGTTCCTGTTTGAAAACTGTATCATTAATTGTCAGACTGAAATCGTATTGCCGCTGCGTTGGATTGCACGCTGCATACAGGCGTTGTTCAATCAATATCAACAGTTCATTTATGGTATCGGCAAAATTGATTTGTCGCCATGCCGCAGTGGGATCTGGTTGTGGAACCCAGGAAAATCCATTGCTCAAGAATAGCGTATTAGAGCCACGCTGATACCAGGTCTTTCCTGCCTGTGATACTGGTGGTGGAGTAGCGGTATCATAATCCACGTCAAATGCCAATATATCTGATAAGTTGCCTCCTGTAGGACGTAGCCAAAGTTCGCCCTTGTAAGGCATTGAAGGTGGAGTGGCAGTGAATGAACCAACTGCAGCAGTGCTAGTACCATCAGAACGCGACACAAAGCGCCCAATGTAGTTGCCTAGAATTAGGTCCCTAAGTTCTTGACTATCTACTAGCAGTGATGAGCGATGCCCATCATGGTGGATTAATACCTGTTGATCTAATACCAAATCAAACTGATATCCAGGTACGGTAAGAGGGGCAAGACCCATTTGTGGAAGCGTGATGGGAATGCCAGTTACGCCCGAAGTTGTGTCAAATAACACTGTTCGCGCATCATTGTCTCTAGTTCGTAACTGAAGAATCCAATCAAGTAGACGGGCCAACTCTGCAGGATTGTCTGCATTTGCCACTTCTTCGGTAGAGAAGTAATCAATAACATGCTTTAAGTAAATGTCACGAACGGCATTAAGGCCATTTTCATAGTGCCGCTTTGCCATATCGATGAGTGAGGTAAGCGTCAAATCACGCTGCATCAGCAGTGATGCTAGTAGAGTGTGCTGTTCACTCCACAGTTTGATAATACCGCCAAACGAAAAATCTACTGGAAGATATGGACTTTGCGCTGCGAGAATGCCTCTAAAGTGCATGAGCGCAGCACCTTCTGAAATTTCATCCCTGACGCTGTTATATGGATTATGAATGAAAGTGCGTGGCACAGCATAAGCGCCAACATTGTTGGTGTCAGCACTTGGGCCTCCAAAAAAGTCTTGAATGCTTTCATCACTCGCTCTATACACATAGCGAGGCCGCTCTAAGTTGCCAACTCGTATTAGAATTGTGTCATCTACAGCAAATGGCACCAAACCAGCAGAGATGGTAAATGCTATTTCACCATTGTTATATGGAACACCCACTGTCGCTACATTGAATGGTGGTGGAAGTTGAGCAGTTCTGGATGTCTGCACACTAAATGAAGTAGGTGTCAACGCGCGCAGTGTCCAAAGTGCAGGCAGCGTCGTGTTGCTTGGCGTCACTGTAATTGTACCATTACCCGTTGAAATGTAGGCAATATCAACAGTAGGTGATAGATGCCCTGGATGCCAAACACTGCCTAATTGACCATTGTTCTTAAAGAACAGAAGATGTCCGTCATTGCCCATGCATCCATGGTTGAAGATGGCATCTGCGCTTTGATCATTAGTACGCTTGATGCGCTTCTGCAAGGCAACATCTAGGTCTGCAGTTAGGTCTTCTACATAGTAGAACAGCGAGCTCACTAAACCAGAGTGAGTTCCATCATACCTAAACAAATCAAATAGTGGCAGTTGGTTAAATTCACTTTTCTGTTGATTGTAGTTAGGAACACCTTCGGTAGGAAGACCATTCACGACTCTAGAGTTTAGTTGAATTCCAGACTGAAACTCGATAATGGGTCGTTGTCCCTGAATTACTTGAGAAGCAGATAGTCCTAATGCGGCCAGGTCAGTATCTTTTACCCAAAAATTTCCTTCTTGCCAGTCATTCGTATTGCTAAAGGTGTTGCTTGACACCAGGTTCCATGCAAACTGCGTGGGCATCACCTGCGTGGATTCCCAAAGCGAATTTGCTTGGGCACCGTGCCGCACAAAAACCCGTGCGCCTGCTGCCCATGTATTAACATCAAAATCAGGCGCTCTCTGCCAAGTTTGCTCGCTTACGATGTAAATCCCATTCTCAGCACCATTTAATTGGTTTTTAATGAGAACACGATCGCCTTTACTAAGTTGCCATCCATTGATGCTTTGGTATTCATTCAGCGCTCTTACGAATGCAATCTTGCCTTTCAATGGATTTAAGGCGCCAGTAAATGTGACAGAGTAGTTAGTTGACAGAAATGTTGTGTCAATTGTCAGCTCATCTCCAGCAGCAAATCCTGTATAACCAATGTGAACATTCGTAAAGGCATCAAATATTGGTTCCCTAATGATGCGAAACTCTACTAGTTTGAACGTGCCTGCTGGGCCGCTTACATTAAACTCAATGGTGTCCACCAAATCTACTGGTACTGCTTGTGGTATAGTAGGAGTTGGGGACAAACTCCAAAATGTCTGTACTGGTACGTACGGTGTAAACACATCGCTTAAGGGGCCAAAAAGAGGCGCAGTGGTTGTAACTGTAAAGTCAGTAGCGGTTGTAAAGTTGACAATGAATGATTGGTCCAAAAAGCCCGAACCAGTTAGCACGTAGTTCTCACCTGGTGCTGAGGCAGTCGCAACATTAAGTTTATTAGAATCAGTTAGAGCAGGTGGTGCAATGACGTAGTATTCTGCAGCCAGTTCTGGATTCCATCTTTTTGGCTTATCAGTCACAGGCGAATTTACGACTGATGGGAGTCCACGTGCAACCCAATAGTACCTAAAGTAGTTAACGAACTTGTCTAGGTCGATTGGTGGTAAGAAATTATTGCCCTGTGAATATAACCAAGCAAGGTCATTCGTATCAATACCAAGGGTACGGGCACGGTTAAGTAAATCCTGAACTGTATATGCAACGCGTTCTGTTCCTTCTAAGAAGGTGAGTACCGGAGTAACAGCATTGATGTCGCGTTCAGCAGACGACTGTGGAACCCGGACGCTGCGGTCCTCACTGTCTGCAGACTTCCGACCAATGAAACCAAACAGTGGAACAGTTTCATCTTTAGTCATGAATCTGTTGAACAGGTTGCTCAACAGAGCCATATTCACATTGTTCCGCAGATACTGCGGAACAAATTGCGTTAGGTCCGTAAAGGGAAGAAAATTGTCAGGCTGCTGTGCCATAAATTTCAAATAAGCAGTAGTTGCTTATTTACTGGGATAGCACAAGTCTTCCCAGGGCATCACCTGACCTGTCTAATAATCGTTGGTGTCAGAGCCTCAACAATCTCAATGTCCGCCAACTGAGCGGCAGACTGAAGAATTTCGTCATGACCGCTTTCAACAGTGAACAGAGCGCCAAATGAATTGGTGCTGTAAACAGGAACTAAAACAACTGATGCAACATCAGATGGTAGTCGCTGATGAATGAGAGTGATTAGTTCAGTTGCATAGAATGTCTGTCCAAAATCCCAATTGTCTATATCAAAGAAGGTGTTAATGACATTCAAAATCTCTTCCTTGATGCGCTCATTCGTCAAAATAGCAGTTGCCTGGCGCACTACCTTGAATTTAGCCCGCAATTGGGGTTCAGCCAAAGCGCCAAACAGTAACTTTATCTTACCAGGATGAAGCACTATAGTATCTGATAGCATCTTATTGTTAAGCAGATACCCGTAAGATGAGCGCAGTTCTAGTGGAGTTGGTGGAGTTGGCCTAGAGCCCTCAATACCACGAATATAATTGATGACGTTGTCATAGTAGCCACGTGTCATCAAGTAAATGTCATGGATGTTGGTAACTGAAGGGTCAATAATGTTAGTAAATGGTGAGAAATGCTGCCACATGAAGTCGAGACCTGGGTCACCTGGCTGTCCTGTCATACGCAAACGTCTGCCATACCAGTTAGTAGAAATTGGATCATACGCAGCCATCGAAGCAGGCGCCCAAGCAGAAGGACCAAGAGGATCAGATGGGAGTGTAACTTCAGGTGGGCCAATTAGAAAATACTCATACGAAGCGCTGCCAGTGCCTGAACCAGCGAACATCTCGAACTGCAATAGTCTATCAGGTATCAAGTTACCGCTATCATCCTCATTCAGCAGGTCTGAAGGCATGACTGAGAGTGAGTGAACGTCAATAACGCCATTATTGTCCTTTACAGCACCAACTACATCGTAGATTTGACTGGCGCTAATAACATTACCAAGTGCATCTTTATTAGAGCGCAGCACCTTGATATTGTCGAACACGCGCTTCTGCGTTTCACTATCAATTAACTGGTCAACGGCATTATACCAGAATTTAGTAGTTGGGCTTGTCACAACAAGCGATAGAGTGCGATGATGTACCTCATAACTAATAACTTCACTAGTTACCGGGTTACGTACTTTACGTACAAAGATAAGCCAACTATGCTGCTTTAAATTATCAGGTGCAATCTGGTCAGACGTCGTCCAGTAAGCAGCATTAGGGATAGATGACCCGTAGTCAGGCATATCTGCTGCCTTCATGACTTCCCACCAACCATTTAGATTGATTGCTCGTCCAATAGGCAGTGGGGGAAAGGCTCTCTGATTAATAATCCCTGAAGGAGCAACATCAAGTACAAAGGCATCACCCTGCTCAAATGATACTAGCCCCTGCGTAACAGTTAACAGTTCTGCAGGTGTTGAAAACCCACTTGGTTGAATAAGGTAGGGAACTCCAACTTCACCCGCTGGGAATGAACCGCGCTTGTTGCTACGAACATCAAATGTAACCCCATCAGCCTTCATTTCTACTGTGAACACCTCGCCATCTGGCAGGAAGTATCCACCTGTCAACCAATCTGAGCCTGGGTTATTGGCGGTAGACGTAGAAATGCTGCCATCACCAATGCCTTGCATATACCGGTTAAAGCGCAATCCAAAGTACTCTTGCTCAGCGATTGGCTGCAGGCCTGAGCCAGTATCGCCAGGTGGGAACCGATTCACCCCATCAATTGTACGTGGCACGTTTGCCGCATAGATACGACTATCATCTTTAGGGAAAAGATCTGGGTCAGGAATACGCGCTAGAAAATTATTGTTACTATCAGTCACGAATTCTAAGGGCTCCCCATAGTAGTGCTGGTCAATGTATGCCTGAAGTGCTGTCTTTTCTTTCAAAGAACCATCACCAGCGGGAGCTCCAGTTAGCACATCAACAAATGAGCCATCTGCCGCAATATGGATACCACCGCGGTTATCTTCAATTAACTGTCGGCGGGGGGAACTAACAACGCCTACTGTAGCAGGGTCATTTGCTGAGATGTGCAGCAGCATGTTAATGATGCCTGGCGTAGATAGCAGCGGTTCAATAACGCGGTCAATAAGTACTTGCCCTGAAACAGAAGTCGTCAGTGTTTCCACACCAAGTATGTACTTCATTGACAGGTCATCACCGAACAACTTGATATTCTCATACTGACCTGACGCATCATTCCAGTCAATATATTTTGGCTGCCCTGCAAAAGTGCGGTTAATTGCTTTTAGACGCAGGATAGATGGGTCCTTCAACATGAAGGTGTTGTAGTCCTGCCCATTCACCATGCGATTCTGAGAGTAATATGTTGCTGGTGCGCTTCTTCTAATGCTCTCGATGCTTTCAGTAGCAGATGCATTCTGCAGCGCTGATACTAGGCCAAAGCGCAGGGTGCAAGTCTCAGTGTTGCCAGTTACACCAGTGTAGGTAAATGGAAATGGTTCATTAGTAATGCGGTTCTTTTGCACCACCACACTACGCCCGAGTGACTGACGCAACCAGAAGCGAAAGGTGCCACGTGGAATATCCACAAAGTCGCCATCACCGAACATTATGCGAATACGATCATTTTCAAGAGTGTCAACTTCGTATTTCCGGCGGGTGTCTCGATTAGAATTGAACATCAAGTTTTGTTCAGCAATCGTTTCCACTTGTGTCCAGCGTTCAATGATATTTCCATCATCGTCTATTCTTTGAACCCAGACGTCAGTATCATTCACATTTGTGGCGTCAAAGTCTAGACGACGATTTGGTAGTAGGTCAACAATATCCAGTTCAATTTGACTCAGCACACCCTGCTTAACGTGCAGTAGGAAACCTGTATAGTCAGAACCATCGCCAATACCGTCATTTGCGTAGATGACCGTCATTGGTGAAGTAGGATCGGGTTCACGCTCGAATGGCCCATTTTCATCAATGTCTGCAGGCACAATCTCCATGTTGAATGTATCAACGCCGGTAGATGCGCTAAATGCAAAGACGCCAAGTGGTAATGCTGCAGTGTTGTTGCGCAGTGAGTACAAATCCATCACCACGTCACCAATTTGATATGTCTTCTGTGGATTACCAAAACGCGAGTTCAACACGCGGTTCATTACCAGAAAGAACTGTTCTTTCCAATTAGGATTGTTAGGATCATTCCAGTTGATAGTCAAACCAGACAGATTAATACCACGACTATCAACTACTTGCTCTGTTGTAGAAATGGATGACACCTTAACAAGACCGCGCAGTGGGATATTGCGCGTTGCCTTATAGGAAATCAACTTTGCCAGGCGCAGAACTGACTGTTTGCGCTGCGCTGTAGTGATGAAATTTTCATGCGCTACCATGTCAACGCGATATGCCATCTGCTCACAGATGTAGGCAAAAATCTCAAGCAGCGCAATGAATTCAGAACTCTGAATGAAATCGTTGAACTGTTCCGCGTAGTAGATTCTGGTATAGTCAATCAGAGACTGTTTTACAGTATCAAAGTCATACGCAGTAAAGTTGACTGCGCTAAACGCCTGATAGGCTGCTTCCCAAGTTTCTGCGGAGTATGTTGTACGAAGTGCCATAGATAATTCTCAGTGTCATCAACTATTTACGCTGTGTTGGACTGTAGCAACATTATGAACCTGTTGGAAACTCTAGTCTTAGGGTTTCTACTACCCCTAATTCCACATAGCGAATGTCTGCGAGTGCCACAATGGCATTATTGTCAGGTAGAGCCATGACTGCTAAATCAATTAACTCAACGCGAGGATCATAGTCAAAAACCTCTCGTAGGTCTCGCTCGACAATAGTGAGAGTTTCTGGGTCAAGAGGCTCAAATGCTAAAAGTGGAATCATAGTACCAAAGTTAGGCAGCATCACGCGTTCACCTCTCAGCGTGTAGATGTGATTCATGAGGTCGCGCTTCACCAACTCTTGATCAGATAGTTGGAAATTTTTGGTAGCGCCAAACGTAGAGAAGCCTCTGTATGTTGTTGCCATGATACTCTTTCAATCTCAGTAATTACTCACTAAGTCTAAAGCCACTTACGTCTTTGTTAATTACTGTGTCTGCATAACTCTTACCGGTGTAAGGTGCTTTTACGTGTTAATCTCTCATTCGGAATACTCAGCAGATAAACGTCCTTCTTTAATTTAGTCAACTCAGTGTTATTCATTTCGTTCTCAGAAAATATGAATGAATCAACTTCACTATCATCTGTGTTTTTGAATATGCTATCGCCTGTAGTGGTGTAAACACCATCCATGGTGTATCTTAGTTCATACTGCGAATGCGGCAAGCCAGCCTTTATTTCCTTCACAACACCGCGTATAATTGAATTGTCATCGCTGCGGGTAATAAGTTGTACCTTAATGCCTGCATTAATCAACTTATTGACAGAAGAAACTATCAATTCAGCCCGCATATCATTGATTTCATTTAGCTTCATATCATTCCTTCCAATGAGGATTGCGTGTACCTGCTGTTGCAGGACGCTTCCATGGTTCCTTCTGAGGAATCTCATCTGTCTTGACAGGACAGGGCGCCTCTGCGGCCATTGGGCCATTAAGATGGATATTGTTTCCAGTCTGTAGAATATTAGAAGCCGCCTTTAAGTTAAGTTGTCCACCAGATGTTAGAAAGGCATCACCATCTGTGCTTAGCCCCAGTATGCCGCAAGCAGCAATCAATCCATCTTTTGAGGCACTTACATTGAAGCTACCGCCAGCAGCAATGTTGATGTCGCCACCGGCTGTTAAATTTAAGTCGCGGGCTGCCGCAATGCTTACCGTACCACCACTATAGATGTAGATGCGCCCATCTTGGTCCATCTCTATCCAGTTATTACCTTTAGCGGTACTAATGTAGATGCGTTCATTGGCATCATCTAAAATTACTTGATGCCCTTCTGCTGTCTTCACCCTAACACGCCCTGATGTAGGTGAATCCTGCATAATGATAGCATGGTGCCCTGGAGTTACCCAGCAATAGGTCTGTGGGTCAAGAGTTTTGGCATCTGCTGCTGATGGCTGATAACCTTCAGCTCCATCCTTGATAGTCGATGCTTGAGCAACTTGCCTTTCACTTACACCCCGCGTCTGCGCCTCTGATGCTGTGAGATTTCCTTGGAACTGGTCTTGAAGGTTTTTCGTTGCTGGCTGCAGTTGCTGATCTGTGTCAGTTGTAGGACCATTAGTAGAATTTCTACCAGCAGGTAGCGAGCGATTAGAATGCTCTGGAAAGTAAGAGCCTAGGTAAAAGCGTTGATTATAGTCATCATAAAGAAAGCCAATGATGACTGTAGCGCCCTTCTTTGGAACTGCCCAAAACCCATACGCCACCCCTCCTGATGATAAAGCGCTATTTGGGCCACTTCTACCATCAAGCGCGCTGCCGGCCAACGGGCTGACGTATGTAGCCCAGGGGAGGCGATCAATGAGTGGGTCATCACCATCCACGGCAGGGCACCACACTCTTACTCTCCCCATTTGCTGGGGATCATTTGTATCAACAACTACACCCTCAATTAGCATTAAGCCCTCTGCTTTTGTCTTTCAGTTGGCTGCTCAGTGGTAAGTGAGCCGCCCCCATATATGCTGTATGAATTTAGAGTTAGTTCCTGTGTAAAGACACCATTGTCAATAGTGTGCTTTATTTGGAACACCGTGTACCAGTTATCATTTAGAATGCGTGTCGCAAACTCTCCTTGCATTTTTTCCCCCGACAGTGCGTCAAAATTTGGCCCCATAATGTTTACTGTCACGAAGAAAGGTGTTTCAATGAAGCTATCTTCACCTAACGAATCATTTGCTCTAAAGACGCCATTACTATCTCTAGTAGCACCGCTGCGCGCCTTCAATACGTCATTCTCAAGATGCTCCCTATAACTGCTGCGAACTTCTTCTGAACTGCCAGCAGGAGTTGTTCCTGCACCCTGATTTGTAGTTGGACTTACGTGACGTGGTGGAGTGCCGATATTAAATTTGTCTAAGAGCCATGGGTTGCCCTTGATTACCATATTAACTTGGATAGGAGATTGGTTGTAAAATGCTGATAGATTACGTGAATAGTTCTGCGCATCCGCTTGAATCTTCTTAGTCTTCGCATCACTACGCCAAGTTAGATAGTTAGAAAATGCTTTCATTTCCGCAGGCGTCCGCAGAGGCAGTAAAACTGGGTCATATGCGCGCAGCGACATCAGCGCTGGCTTTGGGGGTTCTTGTTTTGGTTGTGAGCCAGTTCCAGACACCTGCAGATTACTGCTTAATAGGAACATTTCTCCTTCAGACACTCGGGTATTTGCCGTCAATAGGAACTGCAAATTCTGAATCTTCATGTCAAAATTCAGCACATCTAAATTCTTGCCAGTGAAGATATAGTCAAACTCGCATCCGTTCTTTGGAACTAGGCGTGTTATACCCATATCATCTGTCTTTTTAGTAAGCCACTTACTTTGCGTTTCTGATGCTGAATCATTGACAGCGCCCTTCTTTGATGGAAGGTCTGGTCTAGGCATTTGAAATGGGATTATATCTACATGCACAGTGATACTATCATCATTACTTGTAGTGCTCACCAAGTAGTGATAGAATACGATCTCCTGCCCATTTTTGACGCGGTCGTCATTGGCTAATTCTTTGATGCGTGGCACACCATCTAATAGTAGGTCTAGTACTTGTGTAATAGTTTGCCCACCACGCACAGACATATAACTTCCCTGTGCTGGGTTAGAGGTAGTATCTTCCTGCTGTTGAGAAGGGCCAAACTTCTTCTCAAGGGCGCCATGCATCGCGGGGCCTGCATAGTCCCAATCTTCCCATTCCTTAGGCAAGGTAATCATGTACTGAACCTGTCGCCCAAACTTGCCAGTTGCGGGTTGTACATTTCTACCAGCCTGCAGAATCAATGGTTGTAGTTCATTGTAGAACTTAATTGATTGGCGATTTAGTTCATTCTCAAAGGCACGCACCATTGCGCCCAACTTAGAGTTATTAGTGCCGCTAAAGAAGGCAGAAGCATTCCCGATGTTGAGCCATCTTGCGCCCTCTACTGGTGAAAAATTCATCACTGGCAGGAACTCGCATTCATAGATGCCCTTGGCATAGTCCAAGTTTAGTTCCATCTTAAAAAGCGTCATTGGTATGGTGATGGTCTGTACTTCAACATTATCAGCACTGCTGTACAGCGGGTCCTTAGGGTCGCCCCGATGCCCAACGAATATCACGCGGAGTAAGAAAATCATTCCATCGAAATTTGTTTGCATCTGTGAATCCAACAACCACTGGATGTAGTTAAAGAATGAGATGCCTACGCTGTCCAACACTGTCATCGAAATCTGTTGGATGGTGTTGTTTACGGAATATCCGGCACCAACACCGTGCACTAAAGTATTAAATTCTAATTTTTGGATGGTAAATTGACTAAAGCGGCGGGTATCCATCACCAAGAAGATGTCTGAAGATGTGCTCCCAAAGATAACTGGATCACCTAGTGACTTGACATCATTTATTGCCTGTAGACTTGACCGACGATTGCTGTCTTGTGAGAAAATGCGGGCTTGCTCGCTTGAGCGACAGGCGAGCATGACGAAGTGCGTGGAATAGGACGCGTATTCATCTAGTGGATTAAACAGACGCCCATAGATTGTCATACTACGGCCTTGATAGTTGACGATAGTGTGCGAGTAGAGGTAACTCCACCTAACTTACCAGACAATAGTTGTTTTGCTCGCTCTTGCGTTGGGATGTACAGCACTACTCCTGTTGTTACTTCAGTTGATGGGTCCAAAATATTGTTGAGCATCGCGATTACCCACCAATATCGCGATTCACCTAGGAAGGTTGCTGCTATCAAATCTAACCGGTTCTCAAAGCGCTTCTCTACAACGTAGGTAAAATCATCATCAGAGCGTAAGAATACGTCTCTTTCCCACCATTCAAGAGCACGTGAATTTACCTCGGTTTCTCCACCGCTTACATAGCGTGAATATCGAAGAAGAGTGCTATTACGCTGCGTCATTAGAATTCACCTGTTCTGAAGATGCTCGTATCATCTGGACCTGCCACGCCGCTGGCACCGCCACCACCAAAGTTGCCGCCACCACCAGATATAAATCTTCTTCTAGCGGTTTTTGCAGTTGCTGGTGGGCTACCCACTCTCCCGTACGGTGGTATAGTGAAATCTGGGAAATCGCCAGTGCCTGATGGAATGCTTGGTACAGCCTCTTTTCTCTCAGAGACTACGCGTCGCCAATTACGTCCCTCATTACTGTAGTTAGGATTGTTTGTAAAAGGCGGATAATTTCTGCCCTCATTGCTGTAGTTGGGGTTGTTGGTAGAAGGAGGATAATTTTTACCCTCATTACTGTAGTTACCATCCACCACCTGCGCTTCTTGTGGCGCGTTCACTTGAAGACGCATTCTGTCTTGTATTCCCATAGTCTTGTGGGGAGCATACGCCTTTCTGAAGTTGCCTTGTCTAAATTCATAAAGGTCAAAGCCATTGAACTGCTCTGAAGAGAATGTTTCAACCAAGTTGATGGTAATGCGCAGTACAGTTGGGAATGGTATCAACTGCGTCCCATCATTTGATGCTGCGGGAATGTAGTCAACATCTTGTGGAAAAGTCCAAGTTGCGCTAGTCATTACTACTGGCACTGGACCAATCATTTGACTTCTAAATCCACTGAATTCTAGTACTGGTGGTGGTGCTCCAAGTTTCTGTCCATAGGTATCTCGCGTACGCGAACCGAAGAATGGCATCGTCCACCCGCGCAGTAGATTTAGAATAGCAAGATTTTCAGTTGCTTCTACAGTTGTTCTACAGGTAAGGGTTGCATTCACAGTCCACTGCGTACTTGAAGTGCCAGTGTATTTTTGGAAAGCGCCTGGATGCTGAGGTGGCGCCACTGCTTGATATTCTACTGTACGACTTTCAAAGATTTCAGGCATCACCCTAAATTCTACAACGAGGTCTTTGCCATCAGGATTGCCGCCAATCTCTACCAATTTTACGCGATGCGAGGTATCAGTGCCGTTTTGTCGAATAATAGAATTTAGTTGCTGAGCAGTAACTATGGCAGTAGTTGGCTCATTGAGTAAGTCACGTGTAGCGCTATCTACTAAAGCATTTCCAGCGAATGTACTAGCTATCTGCTCTGCACCTGCAATTGCTTGACGGCGCGCTAGCTCATTTATTGGCTCTGCTGTTGACGATACCTTAGTGAATGGAAAATTATTCTTAAAGGTAGATGCAGCCTTATTAGCAGTTTCTTGTATGCTCGTCTTCAAGGAACTCAGAGTATTTCCTAATGAGCGCGGCGCGTTACCGGGCAGTAGACTCATTTACTGCTCCCTACAATCTTCTGCTGCATCTTCTTTGCGAGAATTGGCTTATTCTCCATGCCAACAATATACGCGAATGCCTTATCTTCTCCTTTGCGAGCGGCGAAGCGGGCAAGAGAACCGCTTATCATTTCATCACTCACTGCCTCGCCATCATTAATCATATCAATGACTTTTTGATAGTAATCTTCTCCATCATCGTGCTCAGTATCAGTATCCCGATCAAGCCCAGGGACAAAGTGCCTATTAATGGCGATACCTCCATGCTTCACTGGAGTCCCATCTTGTGTAAAGTATTGATGGAGCAGTTTTTCATACACTTTCTTGCGGTCGGCCCCTGCTGCGATGGCAAGCGGTTCCATACTGGCTTTTCTGACAGCGGCAAAGGCGTCAAACGCGGAGGGGGCAGTAAGGAACTTGACACCATTAGCTCGTCCAGAATTTTCCATAAAAAGCTTACGCTCTTCACCGGAAAGTGGATTACGCTCTTTGTCACCGTCAGTTTTGCTTCCTGAAATAATAACTACTACAGGTTGGGCATCTAACTTGAGATCTGGATTATCACGGATAAATGCCTTCATAGCATTGATCAGCTTATAGTGTCCGCGCGTGGGAGGGCTGAAGCGCCCAACCGCCACTACGACATTCCTTTTCTGTCTGCCCGGAATGACTTCGGACTCAAAAATCTCTTGCATTATGACTCCAATAACCTGCGAAGTATTTATGGTGATGACTACTGCACCCAATCACGCTTTTCTAGTTTTTTTTCTGACTATGTAGTATTATTCACTTTAACGTCGCCTCTAATAACCCGTAGGAAGGGCATTCATGGCGACGAAATCAGTTTATAAAAAACCAAAATCAACTACAACTAAAGGACATTATGTCACAAATGCGCAGCTGCTGGAGGCAATTGCGCGTGATAAAAAAGCAAATCGCTTAAGCGGTGAGCTTGCAAAGATGCTCTGGATGATTGCAGAGCGTTATTCATATAGTCATAGCTTCGCTAACTATTCATTTCGCGAAGATATGGTATCTTTTGCTGTCACTAATCTTGTGGCTAATTGGCACAAGTTTGATCCAACTAAGTCAGACAATCCTTTTGCTTTCTACACAACTGCTGTTTATCGCAGCTTTTTACAGTACCTCTCTGATGAAAAGAAGCAGCGAGAGATACGTGATGAGCTTCTGATCGACGCAGGCGCAAATCCATCATTCTCATATCAAGAAAAAAGCGCCAGTCACACTTCAGACGAAGCTGCCTTTCGGAACTCATCTGACTTAGAGGGGTGAGCTCCATGATTACATCTTCCCGTCAAGCAGCCGGGGTGTTTAGTCATATCCGTAAGGTAGTAATGTGGACTGACATCCATTTCGGGGCTCGTAATAATTCAGACCAGCATAATCTGGACAACCTAGAATACATTGACTGGCTAATAGAAATCATTAAGAATGAAAAACCATCTCACATCGCTTTTCTGGGCGACTTCTTTGAAAATAGAAATGCCATCAATGTGCGCACCTTGAATCACGCAATTGAAGGTTGCCGTCGCATCAATTCTCTAGGATTACCAGTCATCTTTATTGTTGGCAATCACGACCTATACCATCGATCTAATCGATACATCTTTTCAACTTCTGTATTGAATGAGCTCAACAACTTCTACTTAATCAGTGAACCCCAGTCCCTCAATAAGGATTGGTACGTAGCACCATATTTGTTCAGAGAAGAATATGCTTCGCAGGTGGCAGACATTACTTCGCACAAGTATGTGCTGGGTCACTTTGAGTTTCGAAACTTTGTGGTAACTGGTGCAGACCGGCGCATGGAGCATGGGCCAGATGCAGAGGACTTTGCTGGACCAAAGTACATTTTCAGTGGTCACTTTCACAAGCGTCAAGCTAACAAGAATATCATTTACATCGGTAATACTTTTCCCACTAACTTTGGTGATGCTGGTGACAAAGAGCGGGGCTGCTGCGTCTTTGATGTTGATAATGATGATGTGTATTTCCATGACTGGCCAGATGCTCCTCTTTTCTTCAAAACTAAGCTTAGCCGAGTACTTGAAGGTGACTATAATTTCCCAGCCCGCAGCCGCGTACGGTGTATGCTTGATGTGGACATTGGGTACACCGAGGTGCAGGCGCTGCGTGAAGAGATGGTGGAAACACTGGGTCTGCGTGAGTTCTCGGTAGAAGAAGATATCATGCTTCGCAGAGAGCAGCTGGCAGAAGGTCTAGAAATGGACGGTGAAATTGACCTATCGTCGCTCGACAATACAGTGCGTAAGCTCATCAACGAGGGAGTACAACCTTCAGCGACTATCGATCCATCTATCCTCGTCAAGATATACGAGGAGCTGGGATGAGTGAGTTCGTTGATGAGCTGCCAAAGAAGCCAAAGATTGGCGACACGGTTTGGCTGTCACTTGGAAAACCTGGATTCTGGGCTGAAATGCAGTTTGACGGCACCGACTGGGTTCAGATTGCCGGAATGGCAGTGCCTCATATACCGAAAGACCTATATGAAAAGTAAGCTGTCATTTTGGTTTTGGAAGTTCGTGCATAATGCTATTGTTCATCCGCTTCTAGCATTTCTATGGGAAGGACCGAAGTTCTTAGAAAGATTTCACGATTGGACAGCAACGAAGTGCAAGGGTGCAGGATAAAAGACCCTGCCGAAATTCGTAAAAAGGAAGACCTATGAGCATGCCTATTCAAGTCGATCTAGATTGGAAACTGACATGATGTGTCTTGCTCCTTCGATTTGGTGTAACAATTGGGATTCAATTGAGCCGGCAATGTCGAAATGTGATCAATTGGAGTTTCTTCATTTACAAATACGAACAGCCAACTGTTCATAAGATGTTGACGAGGCGGCAATTACTAAGCTTGAGACATGTACTTGATGTGCCAGTCTTCAATTCGTGACTTCTTGCGGGCGCCAGATCGCACGACACCATCGCCCTTCAGCGCCCTTCGAAACGCTGATAGCGGATGGCCCTGCTCAGCGCACCAGTTGGTGAGATCATTCACGAGGATTGGTTCACCATTTATGGGCGTGGCAAGATACGTCTTTCGATACGCTGCCCATGCTGCCTCCATGCTTTCACGTGATCGTGTGCGCTTCTCGCTATGCCATGTAGTTTTCCACTTTGCGCGCCTTTCTTCACTCCAGGTTGTCCCCCAGTTGGGATTGTTTTCGCCGCGATTCAGCAGTGATAGCAATTCCTTGGTGCGTTCTGTTACCTGCCAGCCCCCTTTTCCACCATGCCGGCCGTTGAACAAAATACCGCCTTCTGGCAGGATTCCAAAGTGGCGCGTCAAAATCTCCTCCGTCGCGAAGGCATGTAGTTCATCCTGTGCTTCTAACCTGACGATAGGCACTTCCAGAATCTTTTCCTTACGCAGCTTCTTGCACCAAGAATGCAAAAGCTCTCCTGAATGTGGCTTCATTGAGGGATCACTCATAACTGCATTGATGCCATTAGTTCTGTCAAAGTTACCCTTTCCGACATATGCGTGTTGGAAGAGCAACGAGCAGAATGGGCATTGGAAGTTACCGGGCTTCCTGGGATTCAAGGCAATGTAGGTGAAGAATATGTTACTATACTCTGTAGTTTTGTGTATTTTCACGGAAAGATAAGAATGTCTATTTCTCTTATTTTCAAATCCATTGAGATTAGAAACCTAATGTCATTTGGCAACGCGCCCCAGCTGATCGAGCTTGCTGACCAGGGCACTGTCACCGTCACTGGCGAGAACCTGGACCAGGGTGGGTCAAACGGTGCTGGAAAGTGCCTTTATCCTGAAACTCGTATAAATATTAGAGTAAAAGGTGTTATAAGACAGGTATCAATTAGAGAATTATATGAGCTTGCAAGGCAGATGGAAGCACACAAAGGAGCAGATAATTGAGCAGACGCTAGCTCGATATGTTGATTTGCACCCGGATCTCGTCAAAGCTTTAAAGTCTAAGTTGGAAAACACCGAACAGCTAAACAAGGGTATAGCTACAAAGATCGTGGGTGATCACCTTGGTAGGCTCTCAGCTGTCCCGCAGACATATCAAAAGTATTGGTTACAGCGCGGCTGGGGGCCAGAAGAAGCTACATTGAAAGCAAGAGAGCGTAAGCTTGCAGGTGTTAGAAAGACTGACAAGATCAAATCTCCATTTGGAGTAGAACATTGGTTGAGCAAGATAAATCCTGACACCGGTGCGTATTACACTTTAGAAGAAGCCGAGTACAAAAGAAATAGTATTCGCCCAATTAGAAAAGAATACTGGATGGAGAAAGGTTATCCTATCGAAGAAGCCGAGAAATTGGCAAATGCCGCTAAGGATAAAAATAACCGAAATGGTAACACTAGAAATAGCAAGTATGCAACTCGAACACTCGGTTATTATTTGGTTAGAGGTTATGATGAAGAAACAGCAAAGCGCCTGCTGTCTGAAGCGCAGGCAACATTTTCGTTAAGTGAGTTAGTAAAGAAATACGGGCACGATGAAGGAACTAGGCGCTGGAAAGAAAGACAGGATAAATGGCAGGCAACCTTAAAGGCGAAGCCATTTGAGGAACAGGAAGAAATCAATCAGCGAAAGGTGTATAGGAATGGATTATCTTCTATTTCATTAGATTTATTTCAGAAGTTAGATTGTCCTGGAGCACGTTGGGGAAAGAAAAGCCCAACAAATTTAGGCGAAATGATGATCAAACTAAATGATAATAAATCTGCAATGATAGATTTTTCCTTA